ATGTAGAATTATTAATAATACCGGTGGAGCGGTATTATTACAAAAAGCATTAACATTACAATTACCTGCAACGGGTATTGCCGCACTAGAATTAGGTCCTGCTGATATAGACGGATTTGATGCACAGAAGTGTTATTATTCATTAGAAATCCCAGTGGGTGAGTTTGACTTCCCTGTATTTGTAGACCAAAATGCAGGAGCACGTGGTGATTTAAACATTGTTAATAGTATCCTTCCTAGCTTTATTCCTTCAATGCCTGTAACAATTCCTACTGGTCAAGCATTCCCTAATAATAACGCAAATGGGAATAGCGATAGCAATCTAATATATTACACTAGCGTTATCAGTACAAATGACAATAGCATATTGACCATACAAGCTGAATATAGTGACTATTATGGTAACATAGCTATTGAAGGTTCCACAATTGTTGATGGAGATTGGTATCCAATCTTTGCTGACACATATGAAGAAGTAACCGATACAAAAGGTTATGTTGTAGAAGGCTTTCACCCATATATCAGAATGCAATTTGAAAGCAATGCTGGTATGGTAACTAATATATTAGCAAGATAAACAACCATAGTTGTTGATATCTCTGTTAGAGTATGTTATACTACTACTAATGTTTGATATTTTATCTATAATTCCCGGCAAGAAAAAGACTACAAGTAGCGGCTGGCATAGCTTTAATGCTATTTGTTGCGGCCATCTTGGGCATAAACCTGACCGCAGAATGCGAGGTGGCATTAAGTTTGACGGACAAACTAACTGGTCTATGCATTGTTTTAACTGTGGATACAAATGTAACTTTGTATTAGGTCGTAGCATATCATATAAAACAAAGCAACTATTATTATGGTGCGGCATTGACGATACACAAATAGGTAAGTGGAGTTTAGAAAGTCTACAACAAAAAGATTTACTTGATATTGTCATACAAAAGAAAACTAAAATAAAAATCAAATTCAAGGATCACGAATTACCTGAGGGTGAAATGTTAGACGAAAATAATCCATTACACAAAGTGTATGTTGATTATGTGCAATCGAGGGGGATAAATCATAATGAGTATCCGTTCTTAATAACACCTAATCTAAAAGGTCGTTACGCAAATAGAATAATCATTCCCTACACTTATAAGAATAAAATTGTTGGTCACACTAGCAGGTTCTTAGACAATAAAATACCAAAATATATCAACGAACAACAGCCGGGCTATGTGTTCAACATTGATATACAGAAACCTGAATGGCAAGTATGTATCTTAACAGAAGGTATATTTGATGCATTAAGTATCGATGGTATAGCAATTATGCATGATGACATAAGCAACGAGCAAGCACAATTGATTGCATCATTAAATAAACAAATTATTGTAGTCCCTGATAGAGATAAAACAGGATTAAAATTATGTGATAGGGCATTAGAATTAGGTTATAGCGTTAGTTTACCTAATTGGGAAACGGATATTAAGGATGTTAATGATGCTGTAGTGCGCTATGGTAAATTGGCAACTCTATTAAGTATCTTACAAAATGCTACAATGAGTAAAATAAAAATAGAAATACAGAGGAAGAAAATTGAGAAAACAATCGGATAATAAAGAATATACTGTAGAATTGCAAAAGTTGTTTCTGCAAATGATGATTACAAATGCCGAGCTATATACCAGAGTTATGAACATCATGAACTCGGAAAACTTTGATAAATCATTGCGCCCTGCCGCAGAATTATTTAAAGAGCATACAACAAAATATGGAGTACTACCTGATAGTACACAGATTAAAGCATTAACTGGTATAGATATTGAAGTCATACCTGAACTGAGTCAAGGACATTATGATTGGTTCTTTGAAGAATTTGAAAGTTTTACTAAACGACAAGAACTAGAAAGAGCAATATTAAAAAGTGCTGACTTACTTGAGAAAGGTGATTTTGGTCCTGTTGAGAAACTAATTAAAGATGCAGTACAAATCAGTTTACAGAAAGACATGGGTACAGATTATTTTGCTGATCCAGCAGGAAGAATTAACAAATATTTTAACAGTGGTGGACAAGTTAGTACAGGCTGGCCGCAAATGGATAAGATATTATATGGTGGTATGAGTCGTGGTGAATTGAATATCTTTGCAGGTGGTTCAGGTTCAGGTAAAAGTCTTGTTATGATGAACATAGCATTAAATTGGTTACAAACAGGAATGAGCGGAGTCTATGTCACATTAGAATTGAGTGAAGAATTAACTAGTTTGCGTACAGATGCTATGTTAACTAATATGGGTACAAGAGATATTCGTAAAGATATCGGATCAACTGAACTCAAAGTTAAGATGGTAGGCAAGAAAGCAGGTAAATATCGTGTTAAAGGATTGCCTGCACAAAGTAATGTAAATGACATTCGTGCTTATTTAAAAGAGGTACAAATTCAAACAGGTATTAACATTGACTTTGTGATGATTGACTATTTGGATCTAGTAATGCCAGTATCTGTTAAAGTCAATCCTAACGACCAGTTCATCAAGGACAAGTATGTTGCTGAAGAATTGCGTAATCTTGCAAAAGAGATGGGGATACTAATGGTGACTGCATCACAGTTAAATCGTAGTGCAGTAGATGAGATTGAATTTGACCACAGTCACATTGCTGGTGGTATCAGTAAGATTAACACAGCAGATAATGTGTTTGGTATCTTTACAAGTCGTAGTATGCGAGAGCGAGGTAAATATCAGATTCAATGTATGAAGTCACGTAGTTCGACGGGTGTAGGTATGAAGATTGATTTAGAATATAATATTGAAACCATGCGTATTAGCGACAATGGGGGCGACGGTGACGATAGTTATAAACCTCAACCTAGTGCTATTGATATTATGAATAAGTTAAAGCCACAATCTACACTACAATCAACTGATCCTATTATTGACCAAGCTACAGGAGAAATATTAGAGCCTGAAAACAAGAAAGTTGTAGTAGATGTTCAAGGGTCAAAATTGAAAAATTTGCTTAACAGTTTAAAGAAATAAAACCGTAAAATAGATAAATACTATTAGGAAACTATTATGCAAAAACAAACTCGCAGCCTTCTGCAGGAATTGGAAGCTATCGGCAATAATCGTGATACAAGTCACGTTATTGAGAGTAGAGCCCACAATATCATTACCAGTGCAATCAATCTATTAGAGATGATTAATAGGAATTATCCTAAAGAACAAGCAGAGATATTAGAGAGAAAGTTGCTTGGTGCGATTAAATCCCGTGACCAAGGAAAGTTCTCTAAATCAATAAAGAAGAACAGCGACAAAGAGCAGTTATGAATTTAGCGGAAACACTAGCATTACTTAAATCTAAAATTGACAAACTATCTATAAATGAAGATAAAGGTCATTTAGACCATCCAGAAGATTTAATCTTTTTGGGTGGAAGTGATGGTGCTAATCGTGCGATACAAGCTACTATTGCTACAGTTAAAAATCCAGCAACAGTTACAATCAAATGGGATGGATATCCTGCATTGATATTTGGACGTAATAGTTCAGGTAAGTTTAGTATTATGGACAAGCATATGTTCAATAAGAAAGACGGTACTGGTCGTCAAGTATTCAGCCCAGAACAGTTTGTTCAATATGACCAAGCACGTGGTGTAGGACGTGATAGTTTATGGCCTATTATTAATGAGATATGGCCTGGATTAGAAAAAGCTAGCAAAGGTGCTAAAGGGTATTATTGGGGTGACTTATTATTTCATCAACCATTAAAAGACCAAAATGGTAGTTATGTTTTTAAAGCTAATCCTAACGGTATTACTTATAAAGTAGAAGCTAATAGCCCAATTGGACAATTGATGAGTGGAAAACGTGCTGGAATTGCCGTACATCAATATATTGATCCTAATGCAATGACTACAGATGAAGCAGTTACATTGAATGGTAATATAGGACAATTAAAGAATAATAGTGATGTTGCAATTGTTCCTAGTGCTATGCCAACAGCCCCTAAGCTTAAGATAGATACTACATTAGTAAAAAATGCACAAAATGCTGTAAAGAAATATGGTCCTGCAGTAGACCAATTAATGAATACTGCTCCCCAAGCACGTAATACATTTAATCAATTGTTTACAGTATATATTAACAAGAAAATTGTTGCAGGTGATTTGAACAATTTACTTGCTGGGTTTATGGATTTTGTACAGAATAGACCTATGACCGATAAAATGAAAGCAAAGATAGTTGAGCATTTGAAAGCTAACGAAGCTGGATTGGTTGGTGCTTTTACTATATGGATTGAGATGTACAAACTAAAAATGTCAGTTGTCAATCAATTGAATAAAGCCGCAGAAGTTAGTCCTGTCAAAGGATATTTACAAGATGGTACCGAGACACATGAGGGTTTTGTGTCTAATGGGTTAAAATTTGTAGATAGAATGGGCTTTAGTCGTCAAAATCTAGCCGGAAGATAAGCCAAATCCTGGATTTTTTTGTGCCAGGCATAAATAAGTGTAGAGCTATATGCTCACAAACTTAAAGGAATTTTATCATGGCACAATTTACACGCACAAACGGTGACTATCTACCAGTTATTAACTACGATAGCCCAGCTTACACAAACTCTGGTGTT